GTCGTGAACAGCGCCAGAGCGCCACCACGGTCCTGCCACTGGAGTCTTTGGCTCAATCACATCAAACTGCATTGAGCCGCCGTTGCCGTCGCCTGAGAGCGTGAGCGACAGGCTGCCAAGATCGACATACGGCGTGGTCGTAGCGCTTGGAGCTGGTAGGTCAAGAAGGTTCGCGCCGCTGTCAACGCCAGCCACGATCAGGCTGAATGGGTTTGCCATTTAGCGACCGCGCTTGAAGGTGCCTGTTCGGTTGATCGAGTCAGTGACGACGGTGTCAACCTTGCCAGTACCAATGAAGATATTGTTGGTGGTAGCTCCGCCTCCCATCGGCGGAACAAAGGTTCCAGAGGTCACCGCGTTGGCGAGATACGGCGAGTATCCGGCAGAGGTCGTACCTGCTGCACCCAGGTTGCCCTGCGCGGAGAAGAGTGTCCGTAGTCCGAACACGATTGCATCAATGGTGATCTTCAATGCCTCCAGGAAGATTTTGAGTGGCGTGAGCGCAACAACGAGTAGGTTGACATCACTCTCTGAATCGCCGAACACCTCAAACAGATCCTTGACGGACTCCATTAGCGGAGCTACATAGTTATCAATGATGTCCACAAGGACTGGTCCGACGGTATCAAGAAACGCTCCAAACGCAGGCACAACATTCTGCATAATGAATTCAACTAGTTTGTTTAGGCTTGGAATCAACTTCTGTCCTAGTTCGATTGACATTGCATCAAAGTTGTTGCCGAGAATACCTAGCTGGTATGCCAGACCCTGCTTCTGGTAAGAGAGCGCTGTGTCGGTGGCACCAGCAGAGTTCTTCATTAGTTCTAGTTCTTCATTGAACTGTGCGCCGCCGTTCTTGGCAAGAACGAATGCGCCTCGAATCGCTCGCGCGTCTCCCAGGAGCTCAGCAATTGCTTCGTTGCTGCCGCCAGTCTTCTTGATCAGGTCGGCCATAAAGCCGTTGAGACCCTTGGTTCGTAGACCGGTTGCGGTGAAATCAATGCCAAGTTGCTTGGCAAGTTCAGTTGCCTGTCCAGTAGGAGAAAGAACGGCTTGCATAATGGCGTTCAACTGCGTGGTGGCGTTCTCCGCATCAATACCGTTCTTGGTCAGTACCGCCAACCCTGCTGCAACATCCTCAAGGCTGACACCAAGAGGTGCCGATAGAGCCGTGACCTTACCAATTTCCGACGCGAGTTCTGGGAAGGTAATAACACCGCGATCAACGGTCTTGAAGAGAATGTCCGAAACTCGCTGCGCCTCATCCGCACTGAAGGAGTAGGCGTTGAGTACGGCCGTGATTCCTGCGGCGGACTCGGATGTCTGCGCTAGACCGGCAGACGCAGCCTTCGCTGCGGCATCAAGGACCTTGAGACCTTCTGCACCTGCGAAACCGCTGGATGAAATGTCATACAAACCTTGTGCAAGTGTCTCGCCACTTTGCGGAAGGGTCTTGCTTAGTTCAAGAACTGACTTCTGAAGGTCTGCAAATGCTGCTGGCGTTAGCTTGGCAATGCTGTTGACATTGAGCATCGCCGTCTCAAAGGCTGCCGCCTTCTTTACCGCATCGATTGCGAACGCCGCAAATGCCGCCGTGATTGCTGCTGCGCCAACGGCGATGCCCTTGAAGGCGGTAATGCTGGTCCTCTTGAGATTGCCCATAGAGGTACCGATCTTGCCGAGCGGCCCTGTGGCTTGATCCTTCGCCTTGACTACGAAGTTAGCGGTCTGGTTTGCAGCCATCAGCGTTGATTACCCCTTCTAAACTTTAGGATGGTGTTGCGGAATGGCTCGCTGTTCAAAAACGCGGCTACCGTCTTACCGTATGACTCTACCGCTCGATTGATGTTTGCGCGCTGCTTCACCACTTGATCAACGAATGGTCGCGGCCTCACTCCCTTGACGGTGAATGTTCCGTTCGGCGTAGTGCGGCGCTGACCTTGCCCACCCACAACCAGCCAGCCGTAGAACACGCCCTTACGACCACCCTTGATACCAACCACTGCTGCAGGTCTGTTGAATCTCGCCTTGCGTGCCAGCACCTTCTTGCGAAGGTTGCCGGTCTCGCCACGCGGTGCCTTGTCGCGCATTGGCTTCTGGAGTGTGCGCGCGGCGTTGAGTGTGGCGAAGGTCATCAAGCGCTTGAAGGCTGTTGGGTTGGAACCCTTGAGGAAGCCGAGCCGCAGCTGGTCGTAGTTCCTATCAAACTGACCTTCTACGACAATCGCGGCTCGCATCTACTTCCCTTTCGGCTGCATCTCTGCGTGGATCATCCAGGCAAGCAGCACTTGATCAAGCGGTAGGCTCGCCACCTCGTCTGGCCACATCCCAAATTTCTCACCAAGGATGTGGAACATAATCTCTGGCGGTGGGGATAGAGACTGCCCTATCGCCAGCCGTCTGGCAGCGAGCCTTACTTGGGGTTTGGCTGGTTCGCCTTGCCCCACGCCTCAAGCGTCTGCGAAAGTGCGTCTACCGGTGCGTCCAGCACATCCTCACAAGGCTTGTCGTCAAGCCCCTTGAAGTTATGCGTGACCACCAACTTGGCAAACGCAGCGAGCGCGCGTGGTGCGTCTCCAGAATCCAAGTCGAGCAGGATGCGCGCCGAGACTGCCTTACGCAGCTCGGCCGTCCACCCAGCGTACTTGCCCTCCAGCGTGATCTTTACCGTGTCCATATTGACCCTCCTACTAGCGCACTAGGCGCTGCTCTTTATGGCGCTGTTGCCAGCGGCGAATCCACGATGATCTCAAGCGACTTGCCTGAGGTCACATCGTATGCCAGGCGGCAGGTCACTTCGTTGACCACTACGCCCTCTTCCTCAGCCGAAAGGGGAACGATGTTCTCGATCTCCCATGAGCCAAGAATCCACACCCCAAAGTTATCGGCAGTCGTGCCGAACAATCGGAGGTACTTCTGCGTGGCGATGTCGGTGATTGGGAAGCTCGTCGTGGCTGACGAGTTGCTTGCCACCGTGAAGGTCAGCGTGGCATCAAGCACACCGGTGAGCGCGGCCGTCGCAGCCGTCAGGCTGCCATCAAGCGCGGTAATCATCCCAACGCCAGTGGTTACGGTCATGCTGAAGTTCATCACGCTTGTGTAGTCGGTTGCCCCTGAGCCAGCCTTGTCAGGGAAGTTGGTGTCGGTGCTCAGCTTCATCAGGCGACCAGCCATCATTGGCTGTGCTGGCAGTGCCGTAGCGAACGCGGCCGCTGACGATTCAACGGTCGTTGCTGCGAAGGTTGCGCCCATCTGCAAGAGACCTGTGGCATCTGCCGAGAAGGTGACTTCCGTTGGTGCTGCATCCTTGACGAGATACTTCTGCACACCGTCAGTGACTAGGAACGAGTAGAACACGAGCGTGTCCACATCGCCCTGTGTTGGCGACCAGGTCCAGGTGTACGGCGAAGCCGTTCCTGAAGTGCTTGCGCCGATTGCATCAAGAACGAGTGGCAGGGTGCGGAGCGATGCAGGACCCTCAGCAATGGTCAGGACTGGAGCCTTGCCGGTGATCGTTGGTCGCCCAGCCTGAATGGCGGTGCGCTTGCCAACTGAGGTGGTCTCGCCGAGATCTACTGTCACGCCAAGATCGATCGAGCCGACCGTTTCGTTGAAGAGGATCTCGCCGGTTGCGGTGCCGAATGATGCGGCCGTGCCGAAAGCAGACTGCGACGCAGTAGCGATTCGCGTCAGAGCCTTTGCGCCGTAAGTTGCCATCTCTCGATCTCCTTGCTTTACGCGGTGAACGCCACGGTATCAAAGACCGTGACTTCCGCAGTTGCTTCTACGGTCAGGTATTCCTGATCGGCGTATGTATCTGTGCCGAGTGTAGTAGCAGTCACTGCTACTTGAACGGCATTTCCACTAATCGTGACCGCGCCGTCAAAGGCTGTTCGCAGCCAAGCGCGCCAGGTGTATAGGTCGCGGTACTTGTCCTCCATCCGTGGGATTGGCAGCAGGTACAGGCGAATGGCGACGGTCAGCACCGTGGTGCGATTGCCGTTGCCAATGCTGATCGAGTCATCGCCAGGGAAGAGCACGACGGCTGGCACAACCGGTAGAGACTCTGGCGGTGTCGCCCACGCATTGCGGAGTGCGTAGCCAGTTGGCGGAGTGACCGCCTCTAGGCGTGTAGCGATGGCATCAAGGATTGTCAGGTCGGTCATCGTGCCAAGCCGTTGCGCTTGCGGTACGGCTCAAGGATAAGTGCAGCCTCTGGGTGCAGGGCGCGGCTCATGCGGAGGATGCCGCCAAGGTCAGCCGATCCGATCACACCGAATGGCGCGGTGCGGCTGTTCCAGACAGCGCCAGCCTGAATAATCTCCGCCTGCTTGACCGCAGCTGGAACGCTAGGGAAGCCGAACACACCAACCACCCTCACGCCAAGGTAGACATCCTTAGGGAAGTTGCGCGGCCATGTGACGCTCGTGTCGATCTCGGTGTAGGGGAAGCCATCTAGCGCAGCATTGCGCGGAGCCAGCACATAGTCAGTGCCAGCCGTCCAAGTGGTCTCGTAGGTTCCGTTCGCGTCATCGTCTGTCTGGAGCGTCGTGATGCTGACGAGATCATCAGTCAACACATACTCGTAGTCCTCAGCCGTGTAGAAGCGTGTCTCTGACGCTGTGCCGAAGCCAGTCTTTCGGTCGCAGTAGAGATCGATCAGCGTGTCGGTTGCGTCCAGCACCGACTGAAGCGCGGAGTCATCGGTCGAATCGGTGATCCCCACGGCTGCCTTGAACTCTGAGAGGGATGCGTAACTCATTTATGCCCCTCCTGTATGAATGCTTGCCAAGTCTACTGTGCCGTTATTCACGATGGCATACATCTTGATTCCCTCTGGGAGCCAGAGCGTCACCGTGCTGTTCTGGTGAATCTCAAAGCCGTTAGCGGTCGACACCGATGCTCCACCAACATAGACCTTTGTTGCGGATTCGCAATGCAGCGTGATCCAAGAAGCGCCGCTCATACCTGTTGCAATAAGAACAGGAGTCGTTCCTACCTCTGTAACTTTGGAGATCATCTGTGCGGCCATTATTCAGGCTCCACGATTTCCGCCACGCTGGCGGTCTCTGTTGGCAGGGTAGCAGTCCTCATACCCTTTGATACTTTCGCGCGCTCTACGAGCCGCGTTGGTGCCTCTGCGTCGACATCTGCAACAGCCTCAGCCAAGCCAAACCCAATCAGGCTTTCCGCCTCTGCCTGTGGCAGCTCAACGATTGAGCCGGAAGGATATTCACCGCGTCGCTTGCAAAGTCGAACGAGCATTTGTTTCTCCTAACTTGCGGTTTAGGGGAGCCGCCGAAGCGACTCCCCTTCACCACTAACTAAACCTAGCTACTGACGGATCAGTTGCAGGCGTAGTACTTGACGGCATCAGCCTGGGCAAGCCCAGTTGCACCGCGAACCTCAACCTTGTACGACACAAGGCCCAGGTTCCACGCGTACTCGCGGCTTACATCCACGCGGATGCCGCCAACGAGCGCGGTCTTGATCTGCCCAAGGTCACCGAAGAGGATTGGCTTGGCATTGTCAGCAATGTCAGCAATCCCTGAAGCGGTGTAGACAGGCTTGCCAAGGAGGCGATCAACGCCACCCTGACCACCTGGCTGGAAGAGCGGAACGCTGGACGATGTGATTCCAAGGATTGCTCCAAGGGTCGCATCGGACATCAGCCAGCCGCTCTTAGCAGCCGAGCGGTACTGCTGCTTCACAGCGTACTGAAGCGAGACCAGTTCCGCATAGGTCGGAACAAAGGTCGCGCCAGTCACGCCTGAACCAGCGGCGTTCACGACAGCCGTACCAGCGGCTGCGCCGTGGGCGATTGCAACTTCCTGACCAGCAGCGTCCGCAATGAACGCAGCGATGTCGAAGGCGGCATCTTCCACCAGCTCTTCACTTACCTGTACGAGGATCTTGAAGCCGCTAGGCGATAGCTGCAAAGTGCCCATCGTTGGGTCGCTCTCAACAATCGTGCCAGCCTCACCAGGCGCAGTCGCGGTTCCAAGAGCCGTGGCTCGTGGGAACTTGATTGCGTTGCCGGTGGCAACCTGAATTACATCAACAACATCTGGGTTGATGAATGGGTTGATCTGACCAGCCACAACATTGACGCGTGGGAACACGGCAACTGGATCACCCAGGTTGCTGCTCTTGGTCACATCGCGGCGCTCAAAGGTCTCTGAGCCGCCAGCAAGACCGATCGCGCGGAGGCGCTCGGAGTCGCTCTTAGCAGCAGGAGCCTTTGGAGCCACCACGGCGGCGAACTCGGCGCGAGCCTCGTCAGCAGCCTTGCGTGCTTCGGTAGCGTTCTTCTCGGACTTCATCGCCTCAGCCAGCGAGCCGGCCTCTGCGACGAGCTTCTCGAAGCGCGCCTTGTCTTCACCCTCTAGGGCGATTCCCTTATCGGCGGCCTCAACGGCAATGCCGCGTGCCTCCGTCAGGAGGTTCGCTCGCTTGTCAGCGAGATTTGCGAAGTCGGACATAGTGTCCACTTCCTTTCTCCGCGCATAGGCGGA